AACCCCCATTGGACTTTCGGCTGATTGTGTAAAATGACTGACTGTTTTTTCTGCCCTTCTCTGGAACGCTTATCTGGCAGGCTTATAAGCCATTTTTGAACATCGTGGTGAGAAATCCGGGCAAACCCTCCCCGCAAGCGAGGTGGGGTTAATTAAAATTTTAGGATTTACAGATTTATGTTTGTCAGTTGTGTCGCTAAGGTCGGGATGCTTCCAGGGATGTCTAATAAAGGCATCTTTTATAAAACTGTAGATATTGAAAATGAAGATGAAGGAGTGAAAATTTACAATAGCTTTATCAATGATTTAGAAAATCAATATGATGCTCATTTTGTTGTTGGTGAGTATGAGATAATTAAAGATTTGGAAACAGATTGAATAAGGTTAGGATTGAAAATTACAGGATTAATTTATGGTTTCTACGGAAAAAGATTTGATTATTGAGAAGATAAGGAAACTTTTGGCTTTGTCCCATTCTCCTAATGAAAATGAGGCGATGGCGGCGGCTCAAAAGGCTAATGAGTTGTTGATGAAATATAATCTTGATTTGGGTGATTTGCTTTTGGGTGAAAATATTTTTACCAAGGAAATTATTTGTACTTATAAAAAGTTGGCTTCTTGGAAGGGGCAGGTGTTGGCGGGGGTGGCATTTTTGAATTTTTGTGTTGCTTATGAGGTTCGGCTTGATGGTTATGGGGCTTCTGTTTTTTACGGAAGGCAGGCAAATGTAATTACGGGTAAGTTGCAGTGGGAATATCTGGTTGATGTGATAGAAAAGTTGGCTGTTCAATCTGGTTTTAATGGGCTGTCTGCTAGGAATGCGTTTAGGATGGGCTGTGCGGTTCGGATTGCTAATAGAATGCGGGATGTTGTGGAGTCCCAAGGGCGGTCGGGGTTTTGTTCTGAGGGTGATTCTGTTTCGGCTCTTGTTGTGCAATCTTTGCATCAAAAAATGGAGAAGGAGAAAAAGCAGTTGATAGAGGAACTGGGTGATGCGCCTAGTAAGAAGCCTGGGTCTTATAGCGATAAGGATGCTTTTTGTGAGGGGTTAAAGGCTGGTGATTCGGTGGGATTAGGTAAGCAGTTGGTTGGTGTTTGAATAAAGATTGTTGTCTGAATCAGGATGTCCAGGATTTAAGGATTAGCAGGATATGGAACACATTAAAGGGTTGCTAGGGTCTATTCAGTTTGAGAGGGAGCGTCTAGCGCAAAATCAGCAGGTTCCTGTTGATGAGTTGAGGGTTTTGGTGTTTACCAGTTATTCGTGTGGGATGGTGACTGAGGGAAGGGCTTCTCAATTATTAAGTATGGATAGGCTTGAGTTTAGGAAGGTGTGGCGTGAATGGTTGGAGGTTAATCCTAAGATGATGAATATTTGGGATGGGTATAAATAATTTTTTGTCCAGGATTTAAGGATTTACAGGATTAATTATTTGTAGGGGTTTGCGGTGCAAACCCTTTTTTGTTTGTGATCTGGGTTTATGGAATTAGTCATTGGTCATTGGTCATTAGTTGTTGGGTTTCGTTCCTCTACCCAACCTACGATAATTTAAAGGTGTTAGGAGGTAGGAGGTAGGAGGTAGGTTAAGTGTTTTTGCTTATGCTTGTGATCATGTTGTTGTTTGGGAATTAATTAATGTGGTTGTAATTAATTGAACAACGATGTTGAGATTTTTGAGTTTAAGTTTGCTTTTGGTTGGTGTGTTTGGTGGTTCTGTGACTGCACAGGTACGGAGTAATTCGAGTTTTGAGAGGGCGCTTTATGCTGGTGGTTTTGATGTGGCGGTGGGTGATGGTTTACTGTGCTATGCAAAGACGGATACTCCCAATACGTTTGATTTGAGTCGGTTGTGTGGGTTTATTCAGGTTGGTTCTCAGGATAATGGTGGTTTTAGTAGTGGTTACTCTGGTGGGGGTTCTCGTGGGATTTGCAGGTATCCCAGTGATATTGCCCGTGATGGGAGTAGGTGTGGTGGACGGGCTTCGAGTGATAAGGAGGGGGGTAATTAGGGTTTAGATTATGGAAGGGTACAAACAATCCTTGTACCCTTTGTCTGAATCAGGATGGACAGGATTTGAGGATTTACAGGATTTTTTTATACCAATAATTATAGTGCGGGTTAGCGATAGCGTGATTCACCAAATTAACTTAAAAATTAACGCCAAAATTTTCTATTCTGGACTGAGAAGAGCTTCGCAGATTAATCACTTTCATTCAGTCTAGTAAATTCCTTAACAAGAGAATCAACGCATAAAATATCGCTGTACCAAAGCAATTGACCATCCACCCAATCACTAAATCTCTTGCCTTTTTCCGTAGGGACGTAGGTGCTATCAATGGCTCTATCTTGAAATCCACCGTGCCTTAAAATTATTTGAATAAGTCCATTGTTCCAGTATGGAAATCTGGGATATCGCTGCTTGATAATTTCTGTAAGGTCTGCCACTGTCAACAAAGCACCATTTTTACTGTAAGCCCTGTTCACGATTGATACTACATGAGTGGCGGCTTTTAACTCTGGGTAATAATGCGCGATAGTCAGTAACTTATTATTTGTTACCTCATACTCTGGAGTTTTAGTTAAAACTATGTCAAATAACTCCGAAATTTGCTGAATTGAAGGCTTAACCAAATTAGTATCATGATGGAGTTTCATAGAAAAAATTTCATTTTCTATAAAACTTTCTAATCCCTGTCTAATTAAATTTTTAAGAGTATTAGAGTCGGCGGCAGCTTTTTCTGTCAACCGCAATTTTTTCTCGCACTCAATAAAGTATTGACGGATTTGCCGACCTTCATCTGTTTCTGCTAGTAAGCAGAAATGCTTAAAAGCATCACACGTCATTTTGATAATTTCCTCAAAACGCCCGCCCTGTGGATTTTTCCACATCTCTGTGGAGTAGTCAAAGCCTTTTTTTAATTTATTTAGCTTGCGTTTTGCAGAATCTTTTCTGGAATAACCTGCAATTTTCCAAGCCACATCAAAATCAACAGGAAATTGCAGTCCCTCATCTTCTTGCTTTAGCCACTGCTCAATCAATGCCTGCAAGGCTTTCTGAGATTCTGAACCTGGTTCTATCATCGTTTTTCTGTGTATGTAAATTTCTGGATGTAGTTGACTGGGGCAGTAGGTTTATGTGTCGTGATTCTACTGCAAAAATTTTAAGTTGGACGTTGTTTTGGACAAGTCGGACGTAACTCGGACGTTGTAGAAATATGCTGGAGTTGTTTACGGGTAAGTGTTATCAGGATTTTAATGTTTAACTCGGACGTAACTCGGACGTAACTCGGACGTAACTCGGACGTAACTCGGACGTAACTCGGACGTTTAAGCAATTAAATGGGTAACACTTTCGCTAACTTTCTTTATTTGGGCGGCTGCGACCGAGATAATATCAACAAGCTTCATTTGATCCACCTCAGTCGGGATATAAGCTTTGCATCCGTGATAACTCATGTCCTTGTCTCTGCCCAGTAGAAAATCTGTACTAACGTTAAATAAATCAGCTATCTTTGCAAGCTCCAAGCTGTTGGGAACGCTAGAGCCTTTTTCCCAGTTTTGGACTGAAGCATGGGAGATATCCAGTAACTCTCCTAGCCTTCTTTGACTCCAGCCAACCTTTTTTCTCAAGATTGAAATTCGATCACCAAGAGTTTCTGGCACAATATCCCTCTACAGAAGTAAATATTTATTTCCTTATGGAAACAATATTATCCAAAAACTTTCCTGATGGAAATTTATTTTTAATCTAACTAAATATATGGAAACTTTTATTTCCATCTTGACAATATATTTTTCCGTTGCTAGGATATGGAAAGAAGTATTTCCAGTATGGCAATAAATTATGCCAGCAGCCGCAGGAAAAATCCCCATGACTCTCAACATACCAGTTGCTCTAAAGCGAAAGGTTGGTGTTGAAGCAGAAAAAAGAGGGATACGTAAAGGGGATCTAATTAGCCAAGTGCTTGCCCAACATTTAGATGAATATTTGCGTTGCTTGGATTCTTCGGTTGATTCAAAGGAGGGATAGCTATGTCAAAAACATGGTTTTCCGTTGGTGAATTAGCCGGATTACCTGGGATGCCTTCTACAACAAGGCGGACCAAGGACAAAGCTGAACGATTAGCAAATTCATCACAGATTCGAGACAGGAAAGATAAGGGAGGGGGGAAAGAATACCATATTTCCTCACTGCCACCAGAAACCCAGGCGCATCTAAACCAGCAGACAGAACCTGAACAAATCACAGAAAAAGGGGAACAGGGAACAGGGAACAGGGAATTGACAATTACCAATTATCAATTACCCATTACCAGTCACCCAATACCCACAGAAACCATAGTTAACCCCGTTATTCCCGCCCCTGCCCCGCAGTCCAAACAAAAGACAGCGTACAAGACAGCAAGAACTGATAAGGGTGAACACAGACTAAATGCCAAAGTTGACATCCTACGAGCCTTAACAAGCTTCTGTGAGGACAACAAACTGCAAAAAATAAACTGTCAGCACATTTTTGCGGTTTATTACGCAGAGGGCAAAATTCAAGTTTCTGAAGAAACTCGGAAAACAGTCCCCAGCGTCTCACCTAACACCCTCCAACGGTGGCAAAAAACTCTGAAAACCACAGAGAATGTAGCCGCGCTTGCTGGGAACTATGGTAATCGGGCGGGTGAAACCAAGATTGATGCTTTTCCACAGGTTCGTGACTTTGTTTTGGGGATGATCACTCAATATCCTCATGCCACTGGTAAGCACGTACTAATGGCTCTCCAAGGGCGGTTTGAGGAAGAGATTTTACCTTCTCAACGAACTCTAGAACGGTGGGTTTCTAAGTGGAAGGATGAGAACAAGGAACTATTTACCGCAGTTTCTAACCCTGATGCTTGGAAGAATCGGTACATGACTGCTTTTGGTAGTTATTCTGATGATGTAGTACGTCTGAACCAACTATGGGAAATGGACTCTACTCCAGCAGATTTGATGCTGGAAGATGGGCGTTACCACTTAATTGGCTGCATTGATGTCTACACCCGCAGAATGAAGCTGTTAGTCGTGCCAAAGTCCAGGGCTTTTGCTATTGGGACTTTGCTAAGACAATGCTTACTTGATTGGGGTGTACCGGAAACGGTCAAAACTGACAACGGTAAGGATTACACAGCTAATTACTTGCAGCGGTTATTTACTGGTTTGGAAATTAGGCAGAAACTATGTCAACCGTTCCAACCTTGGCAGAAACCTCATGTGGAAAGGTCTTTCAGGACTTTCTCTCATGATCTGTTGGAACTACTAGATGGTTACGTTGGCCATGATGTGGCAGAACGGCAGGAACTAAGAGCTAGACAATCTTTTTCTGACAGACTCTTCACCAAAAATGAGGAAGTCAGCATCAAGATGACTGCTGATGAATTCCAGGCTTTTTGCGACAGATGGACTGATTCAATTTATGCCAACCGCCCCCATGATGGGTTAAATCAAGAAACCCCTTTTCAGATGCTTACTAGCTGGCAGGGGAATATTAAAACAATTTCTGATGAACGGGCTTTGGATATTCTTTTGGCAGAAGCGCCGGGTTCTAACGGACTACGAACTGTGCAGAAGAAGGGCATCCAATTGGAGGGGACTTGGTTTATCGCTGCTGAGTTGGAAGCTTGGATAGGTCAACAGGTGCAGGTACGTTTTGACCCTCTGGACATGGGTAAAATCTATGTTTTTGATGGTGATTTTAAACTTATTTGCATTGCTGAAGACCCTGCCAGAACTGGCATCAACCGTCAAGAAGTGGCAATCTTAGCCAAGCATACTCAACGGGAAAGGGTGCAGGAAGGTAAGCGAGCATTGAAGGTTCTGTCTAAGAAGGTCAATGTCAATGAGTCTATTGAAAATTATCAGCAACTTCAGGAAGACAAAGTTGCCAATGTTATTCCCTTCCCAATCAAGACTGAAGAACATGAAACCGCTGATTTGAAAAGCGCTGCGGACGTAATTCAAGCTTTACAACCCAAGAAATATTCCCAAATGACGGCTGAGGAATTAGCCGAAGCTGACGCTGCTATGGCACGGCTGCAACGCCAACCGGAAATAGTACGTGATGGTGATTATTTCTGTCGGTTGTGGAAGGAAATCAAAGCCGGCAAACCCATTCTGGCCGATGACAAACAGTGGATGTTGCACTACATCACAACTCCAGATGGAAGTGGTGCGCTGATGTTCCTGGATGTGTCTGCGGATCAGGTGAGGGAGTTGGCATCATGACCGATGAAGAAATGCTTAATCTCACTGATGCCGATAAGTGGAATCCTGCCCACTTTGGACAACTACCACAGCTTTCGTTTGAATCGTTACCAATTAATTTTTTGCGAGACGGTGATCAACTAACCATCTTTTTTGACGAGAGTGATGAACCGCCGTTACCTGAAGAATTTATCACTTTACAAGAGTTTGAGGAGGCTTGGAAATTATGGGAGATACAGTTCCCGCATCTAGTGACAGTACCGAAAGTGTCTATGCCTTGTTAGCACTTCTAGCTGGTGATGGGTATTCGAGAGAACAGGCTTTAGACCATATAAGAGTGCTGGTTGAAGTGTCTCGCAGTCCATATATTTCTAGGGACGTAAAACGGGCAATTGGGTTTGTGCAAAGTTTTACTTTCAGCCTGTCCAATCTCAATCCTGAACAAATGGGCGATTTGATTTCGGCTGTTTCCAAAAGAAAGGAAGAAATTGCGGATAGCTTTTAAAAAAAATTCCCCAAGGTAGGAGTTTAAGCCTCTTTGGGGATGGGGTTCAAGTTCACTTTTTTAATTTGGAGCTAAAGACGTGGAAATAAAATATTTGGTTTTTGACAAGAAGGTTGGGATGTATTTAACCCGAAATGGTGTGGGTTTTTGTTGGGCTTCTGCCAAGCGCCGGGCTGCTGCTTTCAATGAGTATCAGGCTCATATCTGGCAAGAGCAGTTAGTGAAAATCACTGGTAAGGCTAATTTCTCTGTTTTACGGGTTGAGGCTTGATCATGATGACCCCGGAACAGAAGGAGGTGTACTTATCCCGTTGTCAGGAAATCGCCCAGATGACCCGCTACGGCTACACCAATCCTGAACTGGAAAAGCTGATGCTTTCACCTGACTGGAAAATTCTCTACAAGCCGTGTTTGACGGTGGGTGAACGGAAACAAGCTCAGAGTTATCTGGAATTCATCAAAGATACCAGTTTTGGGTGTTTGGATACCCAGATTAAGGGCTGGGAGTCTTTGGTGGAGAAGATTAGGCAAATACGGAAGAAGGCATTGAGGATGAAGCGTTGAGTGGGTGGTAGGGGTTTAGCAGTGCTAAACCCCTACGATACCGCCGCCGATAGCCAGGAGTGCAATCTTGGCTATCACAACAAGTCCAATTAGTTAACAAATATTAGCACATGAAAGATGAACTAGCAAAAGTAAAAAATCTACGGCGCTTATCTCAGGCTTATGAGGCGTTGAAGCTGCGTGATAAGAGTGTTCCTGGCATGGGTTTGGTAAGCGGTTTTACTGGCAGTGGAAAAACCCGGTCAATTGGTTGGCTGGTAGAACAAGCCAGCGGTGTTTATTGCCGGGCTAATGCCACCTGGTCTGTATCCGCGATGTTGGGAAGTATTTCTTCTGAACTGGGTGTAGCACCACAGTTTCGGAATTACAAAATGTTGGGAAATGTAGCTGAATGGTTCGGTGCTGCTCAACGTCCGTTGTTTGTTGATGAGTGTGATTATCTACTCCGTGACCTGCGAATGGTTGAGGCACTGAGAGATATTCACGATTTGTCGGGTGTGCCGGTGATCTTGATCGGTATGGAAGGGATTGAGAAAAAATTGGCTTTGCGGCTGCAATTAACCCGTCGGATTTCTCAATTTGTGGATTTTCAGCCACTGGATATGGAGGATGCCCGTGTTTTAGCGGACACGGTGAGTGAAGTGGAAATTGCTAACGATTTGCTAACCAAAATCCACCAGGAAGCTAAAGGTGGTGTGGGTTTGATGATTGTGGGTTTAGCACGGGTTGAGGCTTTGGCTAAGACTCAGCAATGGGAAGGGATAAGTGCTTCTCAATGGGGACAACGTAAACTTTTCTTAACTAAGGCAGGTTAATTAATATGATGCCACCAATTTTACGGAGATATGAAGTGCCGTTGATAGATGCGGTTGATAGGCTTATAAGCTTAATTGCGACCTGGGAAGATGGGCAATTTTCGGCTTCTGAAGTGGATTTGACGCGGCGGGAGGCTCAAGAAATTGCAGCTTGGATAATTAATGCTGCTGCTGACCCGTTTGGGTTTCCTGGACTGGGTTTGACTGGGGAAAGGCTACTAGAAATTTTGCAAACAATTCGAGTTCGGGAGGGTGTTTGTAATGGTGCAGCTTGAACGGATTTGGTCGAAAATGCGACATCTTGAGGTTTTTACTATTTGTCAGTTGGCTGAGTTTTGTGATCAAGATATTCCGGTGAATTTATTGGCCTCTTATATTTTGGCTTTGCTGGAAAGTGGGTATTTGGTGGAAATATCAGGTAAACGAAAACTGAATCATGGGCGTTACCGACTGCTTAGGGATTCTGGAGAATTTGCACCAATCCTGCGGACACATATTTTTATGCGTGTGATGGGGCGATTTGTAAATCTTGATTATGCAGTCTATGACCCGAATATTGATTGCTTCTTTCCTTTGATAAAGGAGGAGGTTTAGTGATGGATTGGAAAGAGCGGTTAAGAGTTCAATGTGATTTGAGTTCTCAAGCTAATGTAGCAAAAAAATTGGGTGTTTCTACTACTTTAGTTGCTGAGTGTTTGGCTGGGAGACATAAGGCAAAGACGACAAAATTACAAGCTCTGGTGCTGGAAAAGTTTCCAGAAATTCCAGAGGTTGACAATGATTTTGATTGGCAGGGACAAGTCAAGCATTATTGCAATTTATATTCTATTCCTGCCATAGCTAAGATTTTGGGTGTTAGTAATTCAGTTCTCCATATCATCTGTCGTGGTGCATACAACCCCAAAAGGTCTAAATTGAAAACTTTGGTGTTGGTGAAGTTAAATAATTTGGAGGAAAAGGTACAGGAAATAGATTTAAGAATTCCTGTAAAAATCTCAAGGTTTGATAAGGCGGTTTTAGGTGTGGTTGATGCAATTTTTTGTGCGGATATCATTTCCTATCAGGAATTGAGAGAAAGTTTTGATAAGCACGTATTGTCAAGAACTTTAAACTATTTAATTGCTAGAAACTTAATATCTGTACTGAGGACAGAGAAGGAATTTTTTAAGCATGGAAGACCTGGGGACAACAGAATCTTTAAGTTGGCGTGCAATTGTTCTTCACCGGGGATTGGTGAGAACTGTGGGAGTTGTCCTTTAGGTCAAGAAATTGCTCGGATTGAAGGTGGATATTTGGAGGATCTAGCAGATGCTTGTTAGTTCTAACATTTTCACCTTGGCAGAGTTAAGAGCTAAATGTTCATCTCGTCTGAGCGGGTTTTCTAAAAAGGATATTAAGCATTATGGGCGGGTTGATTGTGGTGTTCTGAGAGATGAACTCAATAAGCTTGTTAATGAGCTTGTTGATAGTGGAATAAAAATACAAAATGATGATTTGACTAATGCTTTTTATTCCTGTGTTTATGAAATTGAACACGAGGTAGTGATTTTACCAAATGCTTTGATTGCTCCCAAGATTAGTCTCTCTAATCCAGTGTTGGCAAGGCTAAATAGATACACTCACAACTATCCTTATGTATCTATGTTTTTGTATCAAGCAAATGGTAGTTACTGTCTCCAAAGACAATCTGTAATTAGAGATTTGAGTGAATTTTTTTTGGTACTACCAAAAGACCCTTTAGCACACAAGAGGTGGTTTAAATGACTGAGTTGCAAGTTGGGGCATATTATACAGCACAGGTGTTTAAATCCTACTTGGATTCTTTGGGTGAGGATGAGTTGAAAAAGGTCTCCTATGAGCTATTTGTGTATTTACAAAATAGTCGCGCTTTGAATGTTTTTCTCAAGGCTGAATTCAATAAGTTGGATTCTAGAAATGCAGTAGTAAGTGGATTTGTAGAGCTTGGTTGATTTTGCGATGCAGGGGTTACACATGAGGGTTTACGCCGTAAACCCCTACAAATTAAGGGTTTAATTGGTTTGAAAATTAAGGAGTGTTATGAAATTTGTTACTTTACGATTACCCAGTGAATTGCCTAGTTGGTGTTTTTGTGAGAAGGGATTGGGTGAGGAATATATTTGCAAGATTGAATGGAATGATGAGCTATTGGAGGCTTTGGGGAAAGATTTTGATCCGGTGCCAGATATTAAAGAAGAATTGAATTGCTGGGGCTTTGGATATGTAGGTTGGATAAGTACAAATTTTAGGATTAAGAAAGATTGCTATCTAAGTGATCTGAATTTGACTTTTCCTGAAGGGATTCCTTTTAGAAGTGTTTTACCGTCTATTGTTGTCAATCAGAAATATTGCTTTGTGATTAATTTTGAAATCTTGAATAAGAAACAACAGGGATGGGCTAAATACGCTTATGAAGGCGACAAAGTCCCAGTTGCACTTTATGCGTTATTGGCAGTAAATAATTTGGCTGCTGTTCCTGTTGATTTGGTGGAGGAAATTAAGCAACCTGCATTAACTACCGCCTGATGAGTTCTGTCTGACCCGCAGACGAAATAGGGGCTTATGCCTCTATCGCGGATTGGGTCTAACAATTCGTAAATGTCTGATAGCGTAGCGTGGCGTAAGCCATATCAGGATGTCCAGGATTTAAGGATTAACAGGATTATGAAACAACTTGATGTTAGTGATGAAGTGCGAAGTAACGCTGTGGAGATATATGCCGGGTTGGAGGTAGAGGATGGTAGACCCTATAGATCAGCTAACGGGACTGAGGGAGATATTTTTTGTGCGCGGTGGTGTTGTCAGTGCATTCACGATGATTATGAAAAAGGGCTATATTGCAAAATTTTGATTGAATCTTTCTGTGGTCAAGCTGAAGAGTGGATTTACCAAGAAAATAAGCCACTCTGCACAGCTTTTGAAAGAAGAAAATCGGAGGAAAAATGACCACACCAGAAAGATATGTCTGAATCAGGATTTAAGGACTAATAGAATTATGAGTTTTAATTAAAGAAACTCTTGATTTTCTAGGTAGTAATGGAGAAACAGAACAACACATACTAAGGCATTTTGTTCATGAGCGCTTACCAAACCAGGAAGTTGATGGATTGATTAATTTATTGATTAGTGCCGAATTAATTCAGTTGAATAACACCAATTATTCAGGAGAATTCGGAGATTTCAAGATACATCCTCGACTTGTTTGGTTTTGATTTAACTGTATTACGGAGAGAAGAAATGGGTGAAGCTAAACGAAGGAAGCAATTGTTAGGATTTGGCTATGGAAAGACTAAGATGTTTTTCCAAGAATTTGCTTGGGCTTCACTAAGTATTCTACACAAGCATAATTTTAAGCAAGCAATACTGAAAATGCAGTTTGATAGGGAAATATTTACTGTTTCTCCAGTTTTTATTACATCCTTGACAGACTTAGATGAAGTATTTCTTAATTCTGTGGAAATTGAGTGCAACAAGATTAAAGATCATTCATCTGTGCTGCCTGTGCTGATAGTTCCAGCAAATAAAAATACAGGCGTGTTTTTTGGATTTGATACTAGTTCTTGGGCAATTGTTAATTGCTTGATGGCGCAAAGCTTTGATCAAGGATTAATGCACAGATTAATGAATTCAGAATTTTATGCCTGGGTTGATTCTGCTGATAAGAAAGTGCGGTTAAAGTTTTGCGAGGAGGGATCATGATTACTCCAGAACGAGTTTTGCTGACGCTCCAAGACAATAAGGGAGCAAAGAACGGATTACGGGCTAAGGACTTAGTTGAATTGCTTACAGGTCATCCTGCTACGTCCTCTGATGAAAGATATTTGCGTCAGGTTGTGTCTGCACTCAGAATTCAGGGATTCCCAATTTTAGCTACTCCTGAAAGGGGCTATTACTGGCCTACAGATGTTTCTGAAATTCATTCAGCTTGTTTTTGGCTGCATAAACGAGCGATGACTCATTTATGGACTGTTTCTAAGTTGAAGCGGTTTGGAATTCCGATGTTGGCTGGACAGTTGAGTTTGCCGCTTCCTGTGGTAATTCCGGCTATTCCCAAGATGGATAAACAGGACAAAGAGGAAGAGGTAAAAGAGCAAATCAAAGCCATTTTTATGCTTGTTCCTGAAGATGTTTATGAGGTGGTGCAAATGATTGGGATCAGGACTGGGAAAACAGAGGAAGAGATAGCTAGTACGGCTTTAGCTGTTTATGTTAGTGGGTTACAAGCGGTGTTGAAGGATATGGGTGAGGAGCATGACTACAGAGGAAGCGGCAGAGATAAGGAAAAAGTTGCTGGCGCGGGTACACATTCTGAAGAAGGAGGCGGGGCTGGATGATGAGATGTATAGATTTTTGTTGCAGGAACGGTTTGAGACGGATTCTGCTAAAAATCTGTCTCACGAACAATTAGACCAGTTTGTTTCTGAGTTGGCAACTTACAAAAAAATGGAAAGCAAGATTCCTGAACAGAATAAGTTGATTTTCTCGCTATGGAGCCAGTTGCTTGAACAGGGAAAGATACGGAGTGGTAGCCGCCAATCTTTAAACCGATGGATAAAACGTCAGTGTGGGGTGGAACGGATAGAGTGGCTCAAGTCCAGTCAGAAGTCGAAGTTGATCGAGGCTCTAAAGACTTGGATCGCAAGACAGAAGCCAGGTTCAGAATAGGGCAGCGGGCTACTTGGAAGAATGCGCCGGGGTGGTGGAATCCGCAGGGTGAGGAAATTTATGAGGTTGGGGACGATTTTGTACGGTTGCACTATGGGGGGTTGGCGATTCCGTTTTCGGAAGTAATAATTTTGGACTAATTGCAGGGGTTTAGCGTTGCTAGACCTTATTTTATTGTCTATAATACATATATACCAGTATTGCTTTATGGGGTTGGTTACTTCTACCTGAAAGCAAAAATTATTGATTGATATTATTGATTTGATTAAAATCATGAAATTAGCCAATTATATTGATTCTGTCCTGCCGGAGGATATTGAACAATGTCGAAATTCTCAGATTAAGCAGATTTATTATCAAGTTGGCTTTGATTGTGTTTTGGGATTGATAAAAATAGCCCATACTAAACTTAACCAAGGAAAGGGTAAGAATTACAAAGGCATTCATCTTTATGTGCCAAATGGGTTTATCCCCGAACATGAGTTGGCCATTCATTGCGGAAAGATAGCTATGATGGCTTTGTGTGATTTATACGCTGGATTATACATTCGGCTTTATAAAGCACAATCTATTTTAATTTCCTGTCGGAATCGCCAAATTATAGATATATATCAGCAGGATTTTCCTGTTAAGAAGGAAGGGGTATTTTTGGAGTTAGCAGATAATTTTCAGGTAAGACCCGCTCATATTAAAAAAATCGTGTCACATGGTTTGAAAAATGCCTAAACCCTCTTTGGTCAGTCAGTTGCCGCAAGAAATCCAGCGGAAATTAGATCAGGAATTAATTACGAATGGCTTTTCTAACTATGCTGGGTTGGCAGATTGGTTGGGTAATGAGGGATTTACAATTTCTCCTTCTTCAATTCACCGCTACGGCAAGGATTTTAAGGCTAAGGTTGAAAATATTAAGTTGTTGACGGCACAGGCTAAGGCTATTGTTGAAAATGTTGGTGATGATGATAATGCGGTGGGTGAGGCTTTAAGCACCTTGGCTCAAAGTAAGTTGTTTGATTTGTTATTGAAAATTGATATAGATTCTGAGTTGGATGGTGAGGAAGGGGAAGGGAAGAAAAATGTGGATTTTCTGGGGTTAGTTAGGGCTGTTTCTCAGTTAAATAGAAGTTCGGTAACTGTGAAGAAGTTCAGGGAAGAAATGAAGGAGAAGGCACGGAAGGCGATGGATATTATTAAGAATGAAATTAAGAATAAGGGTGGAGTTTCCGCGCAAACTATTCATGATGTAGAAGTTATTTTAGGTATTGCCGATGGAAGTTAAGAAAGGGTATTTTTTGCCCTATCAGGTGCGTTGGATTCAGGATCAGTCGCGGTTGAAGATTGCGGAGAAGTCACGGCGGGTTGGTTGGACTTATGTGCAGTCTTACGAGGATGTGAAGGATGCTGTACGGGCTGATGAGCCGATGGATGTGTGGTTTTCGTCGGCGGATATGTCGGCGGCGCGGGAATATATTCGGTATTGTGAGCAGTGGACGCGGGTGTTTAAGGTGGCCGCTGAGTCTTTAGGTGAGGTGGTGATTGATAGGGAAGATGATATTAAGGCGTTTGTAATTGAGTTTGCCAGTGGTAAGCGGATTCACGCTTTGAGTAGTAATCCGACTGGTTTTAGGTCTAAGGGTGGGAAAGTGATTTTGGATGAGTTTGCTAAACACCAACAACAGGATGAGTTATGGCAGGCGGCTATGCCTACGATTACCTGGGGTTTTCCATTGCGGATCATTTCTACTTATAACGGTAAAAGTAATCGTTATTACCGGATGGTGGAGGATGCTAGGAGGGGGAATAGGTGGAGGTTGCACAGTACAAATATTGTTCAGGCTGTTGATGAGGGGTTGGCGGATAAGATTTTGAAGCGGAAGTTAACGCCCCAGGAGCGACAAGATTGGTTGGATGAACTCAGGGAAAATGCTGGGGATGAGGAAACTTGGCAGCAGGAATATATGTGTAATCCTGTGGATGAGGCTACGGCGTGGTTGTCTTGGGATTTGATTGAGGGTTGTGTTGATAAGGCTGCGGGGATTCCTAAGTTTTATGAGGGGGGTTTGTGTTATGTGGGGATGGATATAGCGAGACGCAGAAATTTAACTGTGATTTGGGTAAATGAGCGGCTTGGGGATGTGTTGTGGTGTCGTGAGGTGGTAAGTCTCAAGAATGCAACTTTTAAGGAGCAGGACGCGAAGTTAGATGAGGTGATGCGTCGTTATAAGGTTGCTAAGTTGTGCATTGACCAAGGGGGGATGGGAGAAAGGAGTACGGAAGAATATATTGATTTATATGGGCATTATCGGACTGAGGGGATTATTTTTTCTGCTCCTATTAAGCAGGTGTTGGCGGTGGAGGGGAAGCAGCGGTTTGAGGATAGGTTGATTAGGATTCCTGATGATAAGGCAATTAAGGCTGCTCATCATGCGGTACGGAAGTTTACGACTGTGGCGGGGAATGCGCGGTTTGATGCTGATGATGATTCTGAGGTGGGTCACGCGGATGAATTTTGGGCTAATATGTTGTCAATTCATGCGGCGATGGGGGTTAAGAATTCCATGCCGGCTATGGCTTCTGCGGAGTTTGATTGTTGGTGATTAATTGGTCTGTGGGCGCAAAAAAGGGGTTTACGCCGTAAACCCCTTGTATCGTAATAAGGAGAGAAAAGAGTTAAGTTAGTGGGACTTTCTGGCAAGTTTGTTGACCCAGTAGCCTTTTTGCCAGGTTTCGGCATCTTCAACGATTGTGATTATTTCTTCAGTACCAAAAATTGGTGAGACGCTGACGTTGAATTTCCACAGGCAATCATTTTTCGGGTCTTCATAGGTATACGAGTAGGTTTCACATTGTCCATGCGCTAAGGCTCGTTTGATGTGGTAGATGCGCGGTTCGGAAATTTGCGGGTCTACGATGCTGGCTGGGTAGCCGATTAGCTCTTCTCTGGGTTTGTTCAATCTTTCGGCGATATCTACGCACAAGTCAAGATAAATAAATCCGTTGGCTTCGTTGCTGTCGTGCAAGGTTACGGCTACGGATGAAGCACCGATAGCTTGCAGCAAGGGCTGGTGTTTTTGAGCGCGTTTGATGATTTCAAGATTTTCTGGCATAATCACCGGGATTTTAATAGGTGAAATGGTGGTTAAATCAATGGATGTGTGCAAAAATCCATAAGTTTGTCCTTTGAGTTTCAAGCTTACTCTACTTGATAAGTTTGATGCTCTGAGGACTGTTCTGAGAGATGACTGCATTTCCCATATTTTGCGGGCAATACTCTCGTTGTTGCCACAATCAATCAAGATTTCACTATTTTCGCTTTTGCCAATTACAAATACGGAAGTACGTAATAGGGGTTCGGCAATGTCAGGAAAACAACTAAATAATGTTCGGATTGCGGTTTTGTCCAATAGTAGTTCGGTGTGTTCTAGTCCTTGGATTAGTTCTAGCTCATCTTCACGGAAGTGGGTTAATAAGGGGCAATTCTGTACGGCGAATTGACTATCCGATTCTTCGTAGGTTGTGAGGACTGCATAAATCCAGCCTGTTCCGTCAAGCTGTAATTCGTTGCCTGAGTTGAATAAGTCAGACCATAGTTGGTGTTGGTATTGGTAGCCAAAAACTGTTCCTTCTAACAGGTAGTTGCCGTTGGTGTCGGGAAGGATGCTTTGAACTCTGTCGCCTAAGTTGAATTTGCGGAAGGGTAGGTTGACCAGTGGGAAGTTTTTCATGTTATGTACTCCTGGATTAAATTTCAATTGCTTCTAAGACTTCGGGAAACCAGCGCACGCTTTTGACGGCTGTTTCTTGCACTAATGCGGTGACGATGATTCTGCCGTATTTTTCGCCTTTTCTGGTGAGTTCAAAGGGAGGATTCCAGCCGCACAAGATTTCACGCTGAAAGCCTTGTTTTGTGAGGATTTTGTTAATTTGACTGGCTGTAAAGTATTGATGGGTGCGATTTGTTAATACTTCTGCGAGTTCGTCGGGAGCTAATAGTTGTCGTTCTTGAGTAGGTGCGTTTGGCTGCTCCTGTAGCATTTTGTTGGCTATTTCGGTTGCGGTGGCGAGTTCTGGATGGCAGAAGGCTACGGCTCTGAGTTTGATTTGGGCGATTAGGTTGGGGTCAAAACCTGGCAGGAGGGTATCAAATGCTGCTGATATGTCTTTGATGGTGGGCTTGGTTTCACTTGTCTGTGGTGGGAATATTTCGGGTTCTACTTGGTGACTGTCAATTCTGTTGATCAGGGGTAGCATTACTGAAGTTACCCATTTTTTGAACCGCTTGACTTGGGGTTTGCGACTGGCAAAGATGAGGGAGTGGAGTCCGGATCTGTTGACGCAAAGCATTTTTTGGCGGCCACGAGTGGTGGACAGTGAATATGTCCGTTTCTCCCAGTGGTCTAATTTTTTGGTTTGGTAATCTGTACTGATTTCTAGGATGGTGCAGATGTCAGTTGCTGCCCACCAAGGATCATCGGCTGTACCAATAAAGCGGATTTCGTGATCTTCAAATTTGAATTTGAGTTCTACGGCTGTGTCTGGTAGTTCTGGTGTGAGTGGGATTGTTTCTGGTTCAACTTGCTTTGGCGGGTTGTGTGGGATTTAGGCTTTTTGTTCTATGACGCGCTTTAGTTCTCTGTTTGCCCAAATACGGAATTCTACGCTTACCCACTGGGCTAAATCTATGGCGATTTCTGGATGTACCCATGTTCCTTGCGATCGTCTTTGCTCGTCGTTTCCGCCTCTAATTGTCAGCACAAGTTCAGAAATTGGGATTCCAATATCTGTCGAAAGTGCCTTCCAGTAAGCTTTTGTGTTATCTAGCTGTGCATAATTTCCCCATAGCTTGTTATTGGCTTTGCACATTTGAGTGGCGTTTACGTAACCTGCTGGAATGTTGAATTTAGAAATTCTGGTTTCCTGGGTTAACTGATCTATGGGGTGGTTGTTGAAGGAATGTGTTTTAAGTAGCATGATTTTTTGTCTGAATCAGGATGTCCAGGATTTTAGGATTGACAGGATTTGATTTGTTGGGTAGGGGTTTAGCATTGCTAAACCCCTACAATTGTGGGTTTACGCGGAAATAATTGCGTTGACTGCTTCTGTATCCGTTGCCCATTGTTGACGTTGGCTGGAATTAAAGGGCTGGGATAGGTAAAAGCCATTGTTACGGCGGTAGAATGTGCCGATTAATTTCATACCAAGCCAGACGCGATACAGTGCGCCAAAGTCGGGGTCTTGGATTGAGTCAATTTCTATTTCTGGTGGGATTGGGGAGATGGCGGCGGCTTGTTGTTCAAGTTCTGCAAATAGCTCAAGTTGAGCCATTGCTTGTTCGTTACAAGGCTGTGGCATAATAAGGGAAATCCTTTAACTTGGGTTTGAAAGAAAAAGCGCTTTAGTTTTCCAGACCGGGCGCTTTTTCTATATCTAAAATTCTATACCCTCTAGTTGACAGTCGTCAACTATTTAGTAGATAATTGATATATGATTTAAAAGAACAGTTAAGTATATGTCAATGAAAGTGGGGCGAGTCATTAAACAGGAAGTTGAAATTCCAGGGCTTGGAGAAAAGATCAAAAAAGCCAGGAAAGACAGCCAACAATCAATGCGAGAACTAACCGAAGTTGTTGGCATATCTCCCGCGTACTGGTACAAACTAGAGTCGGAAAAAGTTGACAAGTTGGCCGAAGAGACGCTTCGTAAGATAGAAGAGGTTTTGGGTGTGGATTTTGGCGTAGATTTTGATTAAAAAGGTGTCAGCAGTCGTGACACCATTGCAAGTAAGCTAGAAGTTTTTTATTTTCCGGTCTAACTCATCCAATCGTTTTTTACACTCAGAACTGAGCGTATATTTATCATGTGGATGAAAATCAGCTAGTTGTTTTTCTGAGATGCAAAGCCGATTTTTTTGGCTTTCTTCCTCTATTTTTTCCTGTCCTTCCTTGAGTTCCAAGTCAATTCTTCTTAATTCCTCCGCCAATCTTTTCTTAACTTCAGCGTCAGACGGTTTTGACGTGGGGGTGATAATGCGAGCAGGGGTAACTGGAGAAGTTGTAGATAGCGTTGGACTTGAAGCCTCAACTTTAGGAGTGGGTTGTGCAAGTTTCGCGGGTTCTTTGATAACAGGCTCTGTTTGAGGAGTAACTTGTGATTTCCCGCGCCCAAAATCCGATTGTGCTAAGAAAACCCCGGTATAGGAAGCACTAACAATTACGACAATTCCACCCACAATTGCAAGTATTTTGGTTTGATTACTCATAAAATTCCCTCTATTGACCATACCTAAAAATTAAAGATGCCAGCCCAATCACGATCCATGTCAAAATTAGAGAGCCAATTACGCCAAAAGCTATACGCATAGAAAGCTCCTGATTGAGCTTGCTAAAATCTTTCCTTAGTTCAACTAATTCTTTTCTGATAGCCCTTAATTCATCAACAGCGGGGTTAGGCGGAGGTGATGATGAGGCGGCTGGTTTCTTGGGTGGGTTATTCATAGGTTTAAGTAAATTTACCTTTATTATTCACCTTGAAGAGCGCTTTTCACCTAGTCCCACCTGAAAAAATCCCCGCAAACATAGCAGTGTTGACATAAATACTAAAGTTGTTATATGAACTTTGCGGACGAGAATTGGAGATATTATGAAGGGTTAAACACCTTTGATTTTTGGACGGGACCGAAGCCAGAAATAAACCATCCAAAATATCAAACGGTGATGACTCGGTTAAAAAAAGCGTTTCATCAGTATAATATTGTCCGCAAGATTACCAACCATTACATCAATGCCTTGGTAGGGAAACCATTTCACTGGTATCTCAAGAACGAAAACGGCGAAACGGATACAGAGAACGAAGCGGAAAAATATTTGCAGATGTGGTGGGATTATAACAAACAAGTATCCATATCCCAGCGACTAGGTAAGGGAAAACCCTTTGCTGAGGCGGTATGTCAAATGTTGGTTAGGGATAATAGGGGAAGTATAAATACTTCTACTACTGGAAATATTACCCAGGATATTAACGGCGGAATTGGTACTGGTTATTTAAGGTTATATTCACCGAAGAGATATGCAAATCTCCAGCCCTGGAAAAAGATTATTTTGCATTGTCCCTCACCAGGAAGTGTATTGGTGGAAAGAGATCCGGATGGAATTTTATATAGAGCTACGTATTCGTATGATAAGGGGCGTGAAACTTATACTTTACTGGATAATGGTTTAACTCAGATTGTAGATGAACAAGGAACTAGGGAGATTGACCTACACGGAAGATTGCCTGTTTTTGAATTAAGCGGGGACTGTATAGTTACTCAAGATATCAAAGATGCCCAAAATGCTATCAATAAGAGTTTGACTTTAAAGGGTGAGAATTTGAATTTTGCAGGTTTTTTGGAGCGCGTGATCTTAAATGGGCAAATGCCTGGCAAATGGGTCAATGATCCGGCTGCACCTGGAGGGGAAAGGTTTGTGTCTGACGCTGCGGGGATGCAAGGGGGGGCAGGTAAGGCAATGTATGTGCAGGGTATTCCTATTGGTGACAGAAGAAACCCGTCTGGATACACTGACCCATCGGTGATGTATCGTGATCCTGTTGATGTGGAAAATTTCCTGAAAGACTTTGAGTTAAATCTGAAATGTGCTTATTTAGCGGCGGATTTAGGGCATTTACTATCCGCTGGGGATGGTTCGTTATCAGCAGTCAGCAGAAGGACTTTGAAGGAAGATTTTGTGACTGGTTTGGGGCAATATGCGGAAAATATTCAAGCGGTAATAAGTAATATTTTCGATACTGTTTTGCTGTTGTTGAGCTATGATTTGCAGCGCCCAGATTTTACTCAATACAGTACGGCTGTTGAGTTAAAGCTGAATTTGGGAACTCCTTTACCGGAAGAAAGGGATCAGAATCGGCAGGATTATCAAGCTGGTTTGTTGAGTTGGACTACGGCGGTTATGGGGACTGGTGAGGTTTCAGATCCTGATGCTGAATGGGCGCTAAAACTCAGGGAACGGGAGGAAATGCGGAATTTGGATGCTAAGGAAAAATCGTTTGTTGAGGATTTTTCTGATGGGGGTGACGCTTGACATCTGCAAAACATGAGAAGCGGGCTGAGAAAAACTTTAAACGAATGACCAAGGCGGAAAAATTGGCTTTGGGAAAGATTAATCAGCGATTGGAAAGTAACCATAATCGCATTGAGGAACAGCTTCTCAGGAAGTATGAACCTATTCGCGGTAACGATGGTTTGTTGCCTCATCAAAAGGCGTTGCTGCTAAAAAATGAACTGGGGAATACAAATATTGCTGATGAGGACTTCCTGCCGATTTTTGATGAGTTGTATGGTGTTGTTGATGGGGTATCGCTGGAGACGGCTAGTGATATGGTGCGGTTGTCTCAGGGGACGGCTGCGGGGCAGGTGAGTAGTCGTGATCAGGTGATTAAGTATTGGCGTGAGGATAGTCAAGCGCGAATGGAGAAATGGGGGCAAAGTTACGAACAGCAGGCACGGGCTTTGTTTGAGTTGAGTTATCAGCAAAATTGGGGTGCGAGACGGACGGCTGATGAGTTAAATGCTTTGCTGGGAAGGACTCAGAAGAATGCAGCTAGGATTGTCAGAACTTCTAGTAATTCTGTGCGTAGTCTGTCTATGAAACAGGCTTATGACAGCAATGATATTGAGTTGGTAATTTGGAATACTTCTGGTAGTGATAAGGTTTGTCCTTATTGTTCGGCTAGGAATCAGCAGGTTTACAAGATTGGTGAGGCGGCGATTCCTGCTCATGTTAATTGTGAATGTTTTTTATTGCCATTTAAGAAGGAATGGGTTTTAAATGGCAAATTCGATAAGGAATGGTCAAAAGAATCGCGCCGGAAGGGTTTGGAGGAACTTGAAAAGGCTGGGGGCGCTGTTAATAATAATTTGACTCCTTTTGAGAAGAGTAGCGGGCTGGAAAAGCCTCCTCAGCCTATTTGGACTGCGGAAAAGGGGTTTGCTAGGGGTGAAGCACCGAGGACAATTACTAAGACTCAGTTGCAATTTTTGAGTTTGCCTGAGTTAAAGGCTTTGGCACAGGAAAGGGGGTTAAGTGCCGCAAGGGTGAAGGAGTTGGGGAAAAGTCGGTTAAACCAGCGCCAGACTTGGATTAGAGCTATTTCTGTGGATAGTAGAGGGTAATTTGTCAGAATCAGGATTTACAGGATTTAAGGATTTACAAGATTGATTTTTAATATTTTTGCGTCACATGGTTTGGTGAATTTGAGTTTTTACCTAGTCCCACCTGAAATGTTTGCTTTGGGTTCGCCACACTGAGGTAAATATTTCTATTTAATATTTGAACGATGAATTACGCTGAAGCGATTCAGGCACTTAAAAATTCTGGTTTAGAAAATGCTGCTGAAATTGTAACTGTTATTACGAAGGAAGCTACTGAACTCCAGAAGTACAAAAAGCAACGTGAAGATTTAGAGGCGTTGATTAATGCAACTTTGCAAGGTTTTGGGAATGAATCGGATAGTTATGAATCACGGCTTAAAAACCTGTCCGATGATTTAAAAACCACTAAGCAAACCTTGGAAGCTGAAAAGAAGTCTAAGGAAGAATTTGAGGGCAAAGTTAAGCATTTGGAACGGTATAACCTTGTGCAAACTGCGGCTTCTAAATCTGGTGCATCTGTGGAAGTTTTGGACAAACTTTTATCCAGTTCTCAGGATGAACTCAAGGTAGATGGTGACGCTGTAACCATTGCTGGGAAACCTTTAAAAGAATACGCGGAAACCAACTGGAAACCGTTTGTACCAGCTTTACTCCCTCAATCAGCATCATCTACACCAGCTAGTAAACCTTCAACTACTTTACCTAGCGGTAGTCCTCAAGGTAGTCCAGACAAGGTAGATCCATTGGCTGGGGTTTTGGGTGGTTACAAGCTACCAGAAAAATTTAGTACAGGAACTTAAATAAATGGCAAAAATGCTGCACAGTACACCTCAGCTAACACAATCGGCTTGGGCTGGGGATTTTTTAGATCGGGAATGTTTAATTCCAGGTGGGGCGCGGGTTGATCCTGCCGAATTTTTGTATCAGGATGGCGTGAAGGTAACGGTTGGGGCAAATGCTGCGGCTGATGCAACATCTATTACTGTTACCGCTCTTACGGGTGCTATTCCTAGCGGTACGATTTTATATTTTGGTACTAAAAAGTTTGCAATTTTGACTGCTGCGGCTGCGGCTGCGGCTACTTCTCTGACGGTTCAGGCGTTACCAACGGCTATTAGTAGCGGAAATACTGCGACTTATGCGGGTTCTACGGGCAGGAAGCCCATTAAAGCTGGGACGTTACTGGGTCGAACTTATGCCCAAAGGGATGCGGGGACAGGTTTTGGACTGGCTGATGTTGCTGGTGATGATGAAATTTATCTTTTGGCGTTTGACGTGACTGATGCCTTATTCGAGGCTGATTGTGAACTTTATTCTCACAACTGTGTGGTCAAAGAAAACTTACTACCTGATTGGAGTACCTACGACTCTACGACTAAGACAAAGATTAGGTCACTCTATCAATGTGTGGCTGGAATTGCTTAATTGTTGGGTTTCGTTCCTCTACCCAACCTACCAACTACTAATAACCAATGACTAATTATGGATTTATTGACGGCTGTTAAGCAAATGCAGGATGCGGGATATCTAACTAGGGTATCCCGCAATCCTTTGGCTCAATTTGGGACGGAACGACGGCGATATATTGGGGCGGAATTGTTGCCTGAACGCCCTGTTATGGAAAACCAATACCGGGAAGATCAGGTTAAGTTCCGAACGATCATGGCTAATGACGGCACTCGTTATTCTCCAACTCAGAAGAAGGACGGGGATTTGGTTGGCTATGTTGATGTCATTCTGGGAAATAGTGATATTGCCCGTGAAATGACTGGCAGGGAATATGATGCCTTGATTAAGCTGTTGATGAATGGCAGTGATATGCAGGCGATCGCTGCAATAGCCAAATGGGCAGATACTGTTTTGCAACGTGCGCTGGTTGAGAAGTCTGAGAAGGAAAGATGGGATGCTCTCATCAATGCCCAGGTGGTGCGTCAGGGGGATAACGGTTATACGGAAACTGTGAATTTTTCCAATCCTGACGGACATCGGTTTGATGCGGGCGGTACTTGGTCTAATGACACTTATGATCCCTTTGAAGATATTTTTGATGCGGCTCAAATCCTTTACGATAAGGGGTTTATGGTGAGTCGGATAGTATCAACCAGGGCTACCATCAGCAAGATGGGGAAAAATGCCAAGGTTCGGGGGCGCGTGGGACGGGCAATTGTTTCGCCATCTGGGCAAATTCAAGGAACTTCGGGAAGGGCTAATTTGGCAGAGATTAATCAGTCTTTGTCTGACGATGGACTTCCACCTATAGAACTATACGACCTCAGATATCGGACACAAACAGGCACGGGGAAATTTTGCCCAGACGGCAATTTTGTTCTTTTCGCAACTACGGCACGGGATGAAGACTTCGATTCTGGTGACGGTCAAACTATGCCTATTCCTGACACTTTGGGTTATTACGCCGTTGGCAGGGCTGTAGGACAGCCTGATTCTGGTAGGGTTGTGAATTTATTTCCCAAGGAAGATAAGCCCCCCAGAATTGAAGGTGAAGGTTTCCAAACCTCGTTCCCCGTAGTTCTTGAGCCTGAGGCAATTGTTGTCATTAAGAATATCAGCTAATGTCATTCACATCTTCAGATAAGTTCCGAATTATCAAGCATCTACCTAGCGTCAATTTGGCACAGGCAGAAAGTTTGTTAGCGGCTATTTCCGATGAGGATGTCATTACGGAAATTCAAGCTTGTTTGGATGAGTTGGATGCTATTAGGGAATCGCTGAAATCAGAACGCTCTAGCACTGATGCGGCGTTGATCAGGGTTGATGTTTTGGAATGGAGTCCTGGGAGTCGGACTTCTGGAATGGAGGCTGAACGAAGGGAACTTCAAAATCAGTTGGCTATTTTACTGGGCTTGGATGGCTGGGGGAGTTTTGCAAACCTATCTGGTTCTATAGATTTTCACCCTATTTAATTTGTACGAATTAAGAAATACAAGGAGAATTGATTATGGCTAAGACTCCAGCAACTATTGGACGTGGTACGAAGATTTTTGTTGCACCTACTCAGGGTGACAGGGTATGGCCAGAAGAAACGGTGATTACTGTGGGGACTGCTCCTTCGGCTGCGGCTACTTCAATTACCGTGACTATATCTCCATCGTTAACTGCAAATATTTTTGCATCTGCTGGTAGACCCGTTTATTTGAATTTTATTCAAACTAATGGGAAGTCTCATTTTGTGGAAGTAACAGCACCAATCACTCCTACTAGCACTACTTTGACGGTGAAGGCGTTGAAGGAGGCGATTACTGTAGATGCGATCGCAGTTTTCCCTTTGTTATTAGCTAATCGTGAAAATGCAAATTTAACTGATGATAAAAAGGAGTCTGATATCAATGTTTTTGATAACGATGGATATAAGGATTCTCTTACTGCTGAGTTGTCGAAGGGGTTGACTTTGCCTGGGTTCTATTCTCAGTTGGATGCTGGGTGGAACACCTGTTTTGATGCAGCAAACAGCCTGGATTACGATGAAATTTACGTGAAACTGGAATTGGTTAAGCCAAAAGGATACACAAAAGGACGCATTTTTGAGTTTTTCTCTAGCGTGAAAATGCCTTTTGATGTGCCAGCTACGGACATTATTAAGACGGAAATTTCTCTGATGTCTCGCGGAGAAATCAAAATTACTAAGCCTGTGTAAGTGGTTTTTGGTGGGCAATGCCCACCCTACAAAATCTTATTATTTAGTTGTTTATATGTTGCCTTTTGATGTTTGTCCAAAACAAGAAACTGTGTTGGTTGGGAGTCTTAAAACGGGTATTTTAAGATTCCCTGTTTTTTATGGATTGCTGGTATTAGAGCAAATTAATATCAATAAGGTTCTAGGTGAGATTAGTCCTTATGTGATGACTTGCGAACTTGCTCAAAGGATTGAACAGGAGAAGGGATTTGATTTATTGCTTTGTTACGATGCGGTAGTTAGGGATACGACTGATAAGTCGGAGGCGGAAATTTTGCAAATGCGAAAAATCCGAATTTTTTATGCTCGTGAAATTGAAAAAATCAACAATTTTTCAGAAACTTTTGCGGAACAGGAACGGTTAATTACTGTAACTGAAATTTTAACTAGAATTGAACCTAACTGGAAGTTGGAAGACACTCACAGAATTTCTATTCCGCTTTTAAAGTCAATATGGGAGTTTGCTAATAATGAAATCAAAGGTTTGGACATATCTGCCCAGGCGACTGTTTTGTCTGAGGAGGATATAAAAAAGCCGTTGGGCGCAAGTCCGAGCCTATCAACTGGGGTGATATCTTCTGGCGAATCCAATCCTATTGGGGAGAAAGGGATTCCCGCTTTAATTCAGTAAATTTTGCCAAGCAGCCTTGCTGGTTAGTGTTTCAGGCGCTGTCTGAGGGGCAGAAGCGGGAACGGGAACAGCGACACGCCTATGAGTCACCTATAGCTCAATTAACTAGCGTTTATGCCAATAGTCAAAAGACTAAACCGCCCTATTTTAATACTTCAGACTTTTATTTTTTTGCATCAGAAGATGAATGCACAATTAATGTTGATGTTTGCGCCACTTTTTTGGCGGTTGCTAATGACCAACGTTTACCTAGCTGGGTTTTGGGGTTATCCCCTATGGAAGAAATTGAAAAAGCTAAGACTGGAAGGGTTGCTAAAACTAGGATGTGGATGTGTCGTGGATTGGCTTTGATTTGTCCTAATTTGGAGGAGGGGATTTTAACTGCTGGTATGGCGGTGATTGATGATAATTGTCCGGTTGGTGAGGTGGAGGTGTTTGATATTGATTGTAGTGAAAATTATGTAATCCATGTTCCTGAAAGGTTTGATGAGGCTTATCTTTTGGATGTGTGTTGGACATGAAAAAGTCACTTTTCTACAGTTATGCCAATGCTACTTTAAGGTTAAAAATTGCGGCTGCTGGAGGTTTTTTAGTAACTGATCCAAGAACGGGTAATGTTATGCCTGTTCTTGAGGTTGTGGAATATGGGGCTTTGCTTAAATCTAAACCGAGTAAGGATGATATGAAGTTGCGGTCTTTGGCTGGGGTGGATGCAGCTAGTGTTTATGTTGAGGGGTGGTTAATTGGGATTATTAATTTGGGGGTTATTCAGGGGTTGGAGACGGCTTTTTTCCCTGAAGGGGTGAAAGTTCCTTTGGAGATGGATGCGGTGGTTGATGGGCGTGGGGGACGGCTGCAAATTCTTCCTTCTGTGGCTTCTCCCTATGGGGTTGATAACTATACTGGGCAGAAGATTTTTGGTTATTTCAGTCACAGGAAGGGAGTAAATGAAGTTTAAGCGAAATGAAAAGGGGATTGGTGATTTAAAAGCCAAGATAAGAGAGGCTTTTGGCGCAACTATGGCGGTTTTGGATATTGAATATGATGATGTGATTGAGAGTGAGGTGGTATTTGGTGATCTGGGGTTTGTTGGACAGGACATTGTTGATACGGCACGGTTTCTGAAAAGCAAAACTTTGACTGTTCGTGAGGATTCTGTGGTGTGGTCTTGGAATCCGAAAAGCCCGGAAAATGGTTATCCCTATGCGGCGGCGTTGTATACGGGGTTTTGGGCTTTTGGTAAGAAATATATAGCGGGAAGACCCTGGACTGATAGGGCAATTGAGAGGGTAAATCTACCTGAATGGATGTCCTATGAGTTGGGGAAAATGGGGGTTAAGTCTAGGTTTAGACTCTATTAGTGATGGTTGATCATGTCCGACACTATTGAACTCAGGGAAAAGATTTTTACTGCTTTAACTGATGTATTAGGAACATACACCTTTGGTAACGGGGGGACAACTCCAGCCTTGGTTGTATTAAGCGATAATGGAGAGCTATTCCCCCCTGAAAATACTCAGGTGGAAGGTTTAGAAGTAATAATATTCAGTCCCAATATCAAGCCTGACGCTTTATTGCAAGGGTACAAAATCCGTGAAGAGTGGATTTTGCATCTGAAGCAGTGGGAAGTGGGTGAGGATGTCCAAGCCGCTCTTGATAGCTTATTTGAAGCTGAATTAGAGGGTTTTGTGATCACGCAGGTTAATTACGTTCCTGCTGATTACAGAATGGGGATTCCTTTGGGAGCGCAGGTTAAGTTGTCCAGGTTTTTAATTTCAGGATCATAAATTATGATTAAGTTACCGTTTGTTGTTGACCCTAAGCAGGATGTAGCAAGAGTTGGGCATGAAGGAATAGGGGTTGTAGAGTTACCGCGTTATTATGCTTTGCAGGATAATGAAGTTGTTTTTATTGCAGATAATGAAATTTCTTCTGAAAAGTTGGCGATTGATACAGCTAAGGCTATTCGGGAAAAGTCTGCTGAAGTATCTGCAACAGGTGACGCTGTATCTCCAGTTCCTCAGAAAGAGGGTGGAAATTCTGTTGTTGCAACGGCAAATGCTCTGCTTGGTCGAGATTATGAATTTTTTGTTGACAATGTAGATGAGTTGTTGGATTTCAGTAAGCGAAGAAAGAATATTACTAGACATCAAGATGTGGTTTTGGTGACGGCGATTATTAAGTATCGGTTGGTGTCGGATTGGACTATTGAAAATACTAAGGATGCAAGTTTGTTGACTCCTGGGCTTTTTGCTGAGTTGTTGAAGTTTGCACGAGAGGAAGAGTCTGGGGTTGAGGAGGATGAAGTAGCGGAAGTCTCAGCATAATAGCCCAACTGGCTAAAACAGAAGCATCTACCAGTCCAAAATTTACCTATGGATTGGTTATGAAAGAAATCCCTTTGAACCAAATTATTCTCGGTGACGCTCTGGAGGTGATGTTATCACTTCCAGATAGTTGCATTGATACTGTTATCACAGATCCGCCTTATGGAACTACTGGTATTAAGTGGGATATTCCCATAGATTTAACAATTTTCTGGCATGAGGTGAACAGGGTTACACGAAATACATCTGTGATAGCTGTTTGCTCTGCTCAACCTTTTACTACTGATGTTATCAACTCTAATCGCAAGAATTTCCGCTATGAGTTGATTTGGGAAAAAACAATAGCGTCTGGTTTTCTCAGTGCCAATAGTAGGCCTCTACGAGCGCATGAGAATATTTTGATTTTCAACCGCAAAAGCAAGGGAAGTACGTACAACCCTCAAAAGACCAAGGGTGAGCCGTATAAGTCTAAGGGTGGGGGACGTTGTGAACAGTATGGGGATTATCGGGGAACTCCAACAGTTAATTTAGGCGATAGATTTCCCCGTAGTGTTTTGAGGTTTCCCACTGTTCAAAAAATGGGGCATCCAACTAGCAAACCACTGGGGTTAATGAGGTGGTTGGTAAATACTTACTCTAATCCTGGGGAAATTGTTCTTGATCCTTTTATGGGTTCTGGAACGACGGCAGTAGCTTGTATAGAAGCGGAAAGACAATATATTGGCGTGGAAAAGATGTCTGAGTACATCAATCTTGCTAATGAACGAATAGTAAAAACGAGGTAGTGTCATGAGCGTATTAGGTGCTGTTTCAGTTGAAGTTTCTCTGGATATGTCTGGGGTTGAGAAGCAGTTGCAGTCTTTGGATTCCAGTAAGCTAAAGCCGCTAAAACTTGGTGTGGAATTAGATACAGCACAGTTGCAGCGAGAACTGAAACAGTTACCTAGTAGGCTTGATCCGATTAAGGTGGATTTGTCTCCTAATGTTGAGGATTTTCGGAAGAAGTTGCAGAAACTGGGTAATTTATCTAGTTCTGTGCGGGTGGAGTTGGTGGGAGATACGGAGGGGTTACGGGATGGGTTGAGGAGTCTGCGGATTGACCCGGTTAAGGTGGATTTAGCGCCTAATGCTGAGGATTTTCAGGAGAAGTTACGACGGGTTGGTCGGATTAGTCCGGTGACTATTGAGGTTAAAGTTGATAAACTTGCCGTTGAGAGGGAATTTCAGGAAGTTGGTAAGTATGCAGCACAGGGATTTACTCAGGGTTTTGGGGATGCTGAGACTGTTGGTAAGGACGCTGCTGAGTCTTTGTTGATAGGTATGAAGGATGGACTTGAAATCAAGTCCCCTTCTCGTAAATTTACCAAAATTGGGGAAGATTCAAAAACAGGTTTGTTGAAAGGAGTAAAAACATCTGACTCTGAAGTTCAGGGTATTGTCAAGAACTTTGTGAATCAGTTTAAAAATGCAAATTTTAGTATTGAAGTAAAGTTAAAAATTAACGGAAAAGATGTCCAGAAGGAAATCAATAGTCTCACGTCAAAACTGAACATTACAAAGCAAGATTCTAAGACGACAGAAGATATATCAGAATCCATTCAAGAAGGGTTTAAAAAAGCCAAGCCAAAAACGAATTTACTTGGATCATTGTTTGGAGGTATAGGAAATACCTTACTAGCACCTTTATCTGGGGCGTTATTTGGTGCTTTTCAAGGCATAGGATTACCTCTCGGTAATCAGATTGGGGCAGGGGTCTCTAAGGCTGTTCAGCAATCAATTAGTCAAGATTTTGGATCTCTAGACTTAATTGCATTCAAGGCAACGGAAAAAGCGTTACAGGGCATCCCTGAAGCCCAACAAGCTATAACCGAAGTAATTAAGAGCAATCCAATAGGGAATATTGTTGTTAAGCAGCTAGAGTCTTTAACAGAGGTTTTAGAAACCTATGGTATTAGCACGAAGGCAGTAAAGAATTTAAGTACAAATCAAGAAAAAGTAGTTGCATCTTCGTCATTGCGATTTGAATCTCAGCAGACTGAATTTAAATCAAGGAAAAAGGCTAAAGCCGCTGCGATGAATGATTTTTTATCTGTTACGGATCAAAAATCCAGTATGGATCAAGTAACAGGGTTGCTTAATGATTCTCAGAAAAAAGCTGCAAAACTTTTACAAGGAATAACTCAAGTATCCCAAAGAATAGCTTCTGGTAAGGCATTAAAAGGTGATGCTCAGTTGTTGGCTGATGCTAATGCTGAGTTAGCACAGGAAATGCAATCCATTCAGACACTGAAAGAGGTTAAACATAAATATACAGAAAGAGTTAAATCAGTAATACGTAATCTAGCTGAACTAGGCATAGAATCAGGGCTAACATCTCAAGCTGTTAAAGATATAACTATATCTGAGACGCTTGAAGAATTAATCTCAGCGCAAAATGCTATCAAAGATGCCCGCAAAAACATAGTAATAAAAGCGAAAACACCCGAATCAATTAAAGTCAAAAAATTAAAAAAACTTGAGTCAAAAGCTATTGAAGCAAAAGGAACGCTAGACAAAACATTATCTTCGCCAGATGCAAGTGTAGAGGATGTCCAAAAAATCAAGAAAAAGAATGCTGCTGCTCAAAAAGCTTTAGAACTCTACCGGGTTGAAATAGCTTCCCCAGAGAAGGAGATAGAAAAAGCTAGTCAGCAACTGGAATCGGTTAACAACAAATTATCTAGTGGCTTAAATCAATTAATAACAAATATTTCTAATAGTGTAGTATCTGCAATTCAATCCGCAACTAGGGAGGTTATTGATGTAGGAAATTTAGATAAAATCCCCCAAGCCAAACCAACTGTGGGACAACAAGTTGCTGATCAAGAAGCAGTTCAGAGGGAGAAAGAAAGAAGGGAAGCTGCTAAAAAGCAGGAATTAAAGCAGTTGAAAGCCCAGCGGGCGGCGCAATCCCCACAGTTATATATTGATGCCGTTCAGGCGGTTTCAAGAAGGGTCACTGGGGAAAATTTGCCTCTTGATAAAATTCCCTCACTCGTTCCGTCGGATATGGGCGGAATCGCTGCAAAGGGTAGGTATACAGCAAAAACTAATACCTATGAAATCAAGCCTGAGCTTTACCAGCAAATCGAAAATGGTGATATTAGCCAAATCACTGATGAAGTTATTACGAATATTACTCATGAAATTTTCCACGCTTTTCAGCATGGTTTTGGACAATCTATTGCTGAAATAGGTGGTAAACCTGCGGTTGATATTTCTCCTACAAAAGAAGAATTAACCCGATTAGGTGGCGACATAGAAGCATCTGTAGCATCTCAAAGGGAAGAAAGAAAACCTCTGAGTAGGCAACTAGAAACTGGGGCGTATATTTTTGCTGACCGCAATGCAGCCGCAGTAAAAGAGGAGTTGAAGCGGAAAAAGCTCAAGGAACAGGCACTCTCATTAGGGGGTGTAGCTGGTAATAAAATTATCTATGAAGATACGAATAATGCGATCGCTAAAGTTCGCCCAACTATCCAAGCATTGCAAAGCAAGGGTATAAATGTTGACGGACTAAAAGCCTCTATTAATCAAATTATCAATGATTCTAGGAAAGAAGCTTCTGATTTAGGATCTGCTTTTTCAGACCTTGATAAATTATCAACAGATGAAATGGAGAAGCTTGTTGATAGATACAAGGAAATTCTTCAGAAAATTGATAGTGTCACAGAATTAACTAAAAATGAGGTCATTAAAGCCCTATCTGCCCCAAGAGAGAAACCAGCCGAACAGGCAACTTTATCAGTGCAACCGGATAATCATCAAATAGGGTTAAATAATTCTGCGGATGTCAAAAACTTTTTAACCAAAAACTTAAATGCCAGCGGTGTTAGAGAGTTGGCGGGTAAAATGGGCGTTGATACCAAACACGCCAATAAGGAACATTTAATAAATGAGATATCTGCGAGTGGTGGAACGGCTGAGGGTAGGGCAAATATTCAGCATCGAATTAAAAATCTACCAGCAGATAAATATTTAAAATCTTCTCAATATAAGCCGTTAGAGTCGCCGCAAGCTGTAGATATATCCAAGGATTTAGTACAGCTTCAATCAGCACGTAGGGTATTAGCCTCTTCACTAAAATCAGCATCTTCACTTGATAATGCAGCGAAACAAAAATTACTTGAAAGTATCGTTGACCAAGTCCGAGAAAATGAGCTAATTGCTCAAAATCTTGCTAAAAATAATAAGCTGTCTGGGAAACAGTCTCAACAGTTAGCAGGGACTCGTACATCACTTGGCAATCTTAGCTATCAAGCTAAGAATCAGATGTATAGCACACAAGCCGAAAACGTAGGTCATGATATTGGGACTGGCTTGGATGTGGGGTTTAATCAGTCCATGCCTGATGTGATTGCATCTGTTGCCAAGGGTGCGGAACAAATGCTCCAAACTGTAAGGGATGTTACCGATACGCATTCGCCATCCGAAGAAACCAAGGATATTGGTAGGGACTTTGGAAAGGGGCTTGAGATTGGTACTGATGAATCTTTGAGAAGTGCAAGTTCATCTATTGAAGGAAATATTCAAGGCATAGTAGCGCAAACTGCTAAAGAAATAGCAGAGTTAAACGCGGAAATTGCTAGACAGAATAAACGTCAATTTCTAGAAGAACAACGGGCAAATTTAAATATTAAACCCAACGAAAGGAAGCGAAGTCAAGCCGAGTTAGATGCCATTGCTGGGGCTGAAGCGGCTAGATTTAAAAGGTACGAAAAATCCAGTAGAACGCCTTCTCAGGTAACAGCACAAAGGTTAGAAGCAAAATCTTTGGAGTCTACTGCATTAGGGGTTGATCAGTCCTTGTCTGCTGTAGAGAATGAAATCAAAGGATTGGAATCCATTGTCAAAGAAACCAATGCTGCTTTTGCAGTAACAGAAAGTACAGCACAACGCATAAATGTAATATTGGATTTGATGGAGGATGAAACAAATGATTCTGCTGTAGAACAACAAAATATTAATAATTCGCTTGTCAAGCAAAGAGCAGAACTTTCTGATATGCTTGAGCGCAAGTACGGATTAGTAGGACTTGCACCAGAAATACTTGCGCCTGAAATCGTAGGTAGTGAAGTAAGACCTGCACCAGTAAAATCAGATGGTAAAGGCGGCAATTTATTTAGTGGATTAATTAAGGATATTGAAAAAAAAGCTCAAAAACGTACTGCTTTATTGGCATTAGAGGCAGGAACAGCGATCGCACCTGGGCTAGAATCACAGGCAATAAGATTTAAACAAGAGGGGAATAGCGTTAAGCAAAAACAATACGAAAAACTCGCAAAACAAGCGAGGATGTCCTCTGATGCTGTAACTGAATTGCTAACAAAACCAGGGGAATTGTCTAAAAAAGAATCCGCACGATTAGCGAAGCTATCTCAGGAGTTAGAGAAAATTTATGAGAAAATTGGCAGGCCACTTCCATCGGGTAGTAGTGGTCCTGGTGGGTTTCTTGCTGATATAGGCTTTGAAATTTCAGGGATTCTGCCAAAAATTGGTTCGCTTCTCAAAGGGTTTGCAGCTTTTGCGGTTACAAATTATCTACAGAATTATTTCCAAAACATAGCCAAAGAATCATTTCAGGCATACGTCCAGCTAGACAAGATGAAAACCGTCCTCAACTTTGCATCAGGTGGAGTTAGTGGCGGTAGTAATAATTTAAAATTTATTCGTCAACAGGTTGAAGATTTAAAAATTCCTTTAAACGCATCTATTCAAGGGTTTACAAAACTTGAGTCTGCTGCACGTGGTTCGGCATTAGCTGGCAAGGAAAATCGTGAATTATTTAAAGGGTTGTCCCAAGCCAGTACGGTATTAAGTCTGTCAGGAGATGAAACCGAGGGAATAACCGTTGGATTGGGGCAGGCAATTTCTAAGGGTAAGTTCTTGGCAGAAGAACAAAACCAGTTAGCAGAAAGAATTCCGGGCTTTTTTGGCATTATGGCTAGAGCCGCAGGAATGACAGAAGCTGAATTCATAAAACTCAGAGATTCTGGCCAAATTATTACTGAGGATATTCTTCCTAAATTAGGACGACAGCTAAAATCAGAATTTGGTGATGCTGCCAAAGATGCCTCTGGTAACGCTCAAAGTGCAATATTTGACCTACAGAACTCAATGTTGAGTTTACAGCAGGGGGTGGGTGAAGGTGTCGCACCAGCAGCAATTGTTGGGTTGAATTTATTTGCAGGATTGATCAAGGGGACTTCTGCGGTTTCCAGGGAATTGGGATTTGTGTTGATAGCAGTTTCGGTTGTTTTAGCTGGCAAAATGGCGATCGCCTTAAGAGAGGTAATTGTAAATTTTGCCAGGATGCAACTAGCTGGAGGAACATTAACGGGTGGACTAAGGGCGTTATTGACAACTCTGAACACCTCAACATCATTACAGCTTGGGGTTGGGTTGTTTGCAGCGATGGAGTTAGTGAGCTTACTCAGTCAAGGTGTTAATACTGAGTTGGTTCAATCATTTGATAATGCAGCCAAATCCGCAGAAAGAGCGCAAAATTCAATTGAAAAGGCATTTAATCCTAATATCAAAAAAGGAAGTCTAGGAAGTTTCAAGCCTGAATCATCTTTTTGGTTTACAAAGATGATTGATGATTATCTCATTAGAGATGGTGCAACTACGTATGGTGATATAGAAGCGCAGAATATTAAAATTGGTGCTAGTAGACAGTTATCTAGCGTTAGCGGTTCTATTGCTGAAGGTAAACTTGGTTTGACTAATTTAACGGCAGGTAAAGGCGAATTTGCAGATTTACCAAAGTTAACCAAGCAACTCCAGACCGCTGAACAACAACGGGCGGTATTGCAAGCTGAAATTAAGAGAAATTTCACCGACAAAGGGCTTGTAACCCCTAGTGAGCAAAGAACTCAACTTGAGCAAAAGAATCTCCAAGTACAGAAATTAAGTGAAAATCGCCAACAATTAGCAACTCCATTTACTTCTACTATTGCCACTGTTGATAGACAAATAAGCTCATTAAAAACCCAGCTAGAAAGCCTGAAAACAGACGATAAACTGTTGGGGCTATTGGGACAAAAGGGTGTAGATGAGCAAATTCAAAAATATCAATTAGCATTAAAGGCTGCACAGGATTTTAAAGCTAAGGCAGAACAAACGCTGGGCAATCTGAAAATTGACCCTATTATTACGCTTACTCAGGCTATTAGAGAATTAAATTTAGCGTTAACTAAAGGTCAAGAAAGAAATGAATTTGCTTTTTCGAGAGATGAAAATATTACTGTCATAAGACAACTTAGGAACTATAACAGCGACAGATTTGCTAGTAAAAAAGCGTCCGCTCAATCCGTAGGTAATGAAGTAGCAAAAAACCGCGAAAATGTAGGACAACTTAAAAATGCTTACGTAGCTAACAGTAATGCACTTAATGCTCCAGGTGTATCTTTGACATTGAAAAGATTGGGAGTTACGCCTAACAGTTCAGCAGCTAAAATCAACGATATTATTCAAAATGGTGGACTTGATGATGCTGATAAAGGGCTTTTGGAGAAGGTGAAATTAGCACAAGAGCAGAAGAAGCAATTGGCTGATGCTGCGGTGGCTATGCACAAGTCGGAATTAAGTTTAAGACAAAACCAGAGTGAAAATGTTTTATTTGGCACAGATGACCGGGCTACTAATAGGAAAAATGCTATTCAGATGAATGAAAATGCTAGTTTGACAGGCATTAAGCGTACTCAATTAGCTAAGATTTATACTGAAGAAGTAGCAGCAGAAAAAATAGCTCAAATTCAACTAGAAACTTCTAAATCTCAAAAATCTAGTGTTGATCAACAGTTAATTGATTTACAGAATAGTTTTGAGCAACAAACTATTAGCGCTGAAGAATATTTCAACAGACGACGTGATTTAACTTTAGAGCAATCTAATTTAGAAAAACAAATTACAGAAAATGAATTATCTCTGCAACAAGCTAATTTACAGAAACGAATTAGACAATTTGAGTCAGCTAATAAACAAGCTGATGCAATTATTAATTCTAGTCAGTCGAATGCTAATCGTGCAGCCAAGGAAAAATATCTAGCAGGTGGTTTAACCCAGCCTGGACAAGATACTCTCGCAATCGAACAGAATAGGATTGATCAACAAGTTGCGGCTCAAAAAACTCAGCAAATCAAGAATAAAATTACTCAGAATAAACAACTTTATGATGCGGATTTGAAAGATACTAGGGATTTTATTGATGAGGAATTAGCATTACAAGCGGAATTGGCACAGGCTAATTTGCAGCAGGTTGACCTCAAAATCCAAGTTGAGGAGAAATACCGGGAAGTAGTTGAGAAGGGTATCCAACGGATTGTCCAGGCTGAGGATAATCGTTTTAAATTGGCTACTTCTCAGTTAGAATCTCAAAAAGTCTCGCTTGAATTGTACAATCAATGTTTAGAGCGCACATCCAAGTTAGAAGAAAGTCGCTATAATCTTGGTAAAGCAATTGGTGATAATGCTACATCAATACTGGAAATCCAGCGAGACAAGGCTAATAAAGCCTTAGAGCTTAGTCGTAAACTTGATGATAAAAATCTTGATCCTGAAGTTCGTAGTGTAATTGTTAATCAATTATCTACATCTGGATTTGGTACTAATGAACTTTCAATCCTCAATCAAAGGAATAGAATTGAAGATGAAATTGGCGCTAAAAAATTAAAATCCCTGTTACTTGAACAAGAGTATCAACGCAAATCCCTGGACTTAGATTTACAGCGGCAAGAAATAGCCGCACAAACTCAAATTTATGATGTCCAGGGGCTGCAATTAGCCGCAGAGAAAGCACGAATTGAGGCAGAAGCAGCACTAAGAACTGCCCAAGTCAAAAAAGATGATGTCGCAATTAAGTCAGCACAAATATCAATTGAATTGGCTGGACGTGAGAGTGAAATAGCTGATAAAAAACTCAAGAATGCGGCTGATAATTTGAGTATTCAGCAAGAGTTATCTAAAAATGCAAAAGAAGCCCAGGGATATGCCCAAAAGACTGCACAGGCTCAATTAGAAGCTGCTGAAGCAGCCAGGAAGCAGGGAAGTATTCTGGAAAAAGCTGAAATTTCTGCTAAAAAACGTTCAGAGTCTGAAAAACAAACAACCGAAGCTGTTAAAGAATCTAGTAATGCAGTAAAACAGGCTACGGAAGCAGTAGAACGTTTGACAGCCAAGGAATCCAGGGAATGGATGCGTCAAAATAAAAAGGATAGTCGTAAAAAATTGGAAACAGATACCCAGTACGAGCAGCGTATTCAAGCTATAGAAGAAGGTCGCAAGAAGAAAGAAGCACAGAAAGCCTATGACCAAACCATCTATAATCGCGTGACCGGGCAACAATTAACGCCTAAACAACAACCGATTGAAGATAATTCTTCTAATAATCAAGTTGTCCAAGATTTAGGTAACAATCCTCAAAGTGTCCGATCAACAAACGGGCGGGCGTTTACAGGTGAGTCTAGGGAGGAAGCTGAAAAACGACTGCAAGGTGGAAAGATTTTCTACAACACTTTCCCGTCTGGGTTTAACTCTAGGGGATTAAAGGGTCAACAGTTATATGAATCTTATATGAGACAGAATCA